AAGGACGTTTTCTGTTAATCTTTCATATAAAACTGACATTCATAACCATCAGCACGAAGTAATAAGCCTTTTGCCCATGGTGGAGTTCTTCCCATCTGTTCACAGACGGCATCAATCGACACATCTTTTCTGCATTCAATTATCAATTCATCATGAACATGAGCCACAATGTTACTGCACCTCAAAGTCTGCATGGCATACATAAGAATATCTCTTGCAATTGCCTGTGTGATGTTCTCGCAGAACTTGGGTCCGTAACTTTCGAGCCTTTCCCACTTCTTCGTACCACCTACACCTTCATAAGTCACAGATTCTCCACCAAACTGATTGATGCCCATCTTTGGTTTCACATATGCAAGCTTTCTGCCGGACGGAAGTACAATAAAAAGAAATCCGCTCTCATACATAAAACGAATACCATGAGTTTCGGTTGTTACTCTCTTCTTCACAGTTTCCTTGACGCAGTATCCCACCAAAGTGTTGTGATAGCAGGGTTAGAATTTCTCCAGGCATATACAAGTGGCTGAAGTTCTTCTTCGGCAAGACCCATTTCAATAGCCCCCATAGCTTTCAATGCACCAACCGAGCCGCCATAGCCAAGTGCCAATTCAGCAATCTTGCCTTTCTGCCTTAAGTGGCCGTTGACTCCGTGCTTTTCTACGGGAACACCAAACATCTGTGATGCACTGCTGCAATAAATATCCTTTCCTTCTTCAAATACTTTGATTCTCCATTTCTCACCAGCAAGCCACGCAAGCACTCTCGCTTCAATGGCAGAGAAGTCGGCTACGATAAACTTGTTATCACCCTGTGGTACAAAGGCTGTACGAATAAGTTGAGAAAGGGTATCCGGTATATCATCGTAAAGCATATCAATAGCATCAAAATTTCCACTTTTCACAAGACCTCTTGCCTCAGCAAGGTCGCTCATATGGTTTTGTGGGAGATTCTGTAGCTGTATCAGCCTACCACTAAATCTTCCTGTTCTATTAGCACCGTAAAACTGAAACATTCCCCTTTCTCTGCTATCAAGACATACGGCATTTTCCATTGCCGTATATTTCTTCACACTGCTTTTTGCAAGTTGCTGACGAAGTGACAATACATCTGCCAAGTGTTCGGGTGCGTTCTTAATCATTTCTGCTACTGCTTTCTTTCCAAGGCTGTCTGTTTCAAGTCCGTTGTCTGAAAGCCAGCCTTTCATCTGCTGCACGGAATTTGGATTTTCAAGATTAGTCAATTTCTGCATCTGCTCAGTCAGTGTCTTTTTGCTCTTTTCATCAAAGGCTATAGCATTCTTAACGAAGGTCATATCAACACCAATTCCACGGTCATTGATTTCTTGATCAAGATGATATTCGTCCCATAAAGATTCGCTGACAGAAAAGCGTGACAGCTTATTCTGTATACCCATTTCAGTTTCAACATCACGAAGATTGTACGCTTTGAACTGTGACCACTTCTCCGTATCGTGATAAGGCATATTTCTTGTTCTACCGCCATTGACCTTTGTAGGAGAACACGGAACTCAGAAATACTTGATGAGGTTCTTGCCTTCGGTGAGTTTCTGCTTTTCGAGTCCAAGTACGGTTCCTACACCTTCAAGAGATAACGGCAACCCCAGTGTGGCTGCCCATATCATTGTGCAGTGCCATGATGACGGATTCAGAAATCTTGCACATTCGGTAGATAACGGATGATTATCATGAAATGGGTCAAGACTTATACCCAAATCGCTCAGATATCTTGATAAGCAAATCCTTTCAAACTGAGCATTGAATGCCCACTTAATAACCGTTTCATCTGTAAGTGCATCAACAATATTCTGCGGTATCTTTTCTCCGTTACTAAGATCTATCACCTGAACATCTCCGCCATCAACGGAATATCCAAAGAGGAGAATTTCAAAATCATCACTCTCGGCATATTTATAAACTCCCGACTTCTGCAAGCTAACACTCGAAAAGGTTTCTATATCAATACTGATTGATTTCACATTTTCACTCCTTCCAAAAGTAAAAACAGGCGGCAAGGATAACCTCCACCACCCGTAGTCACTTATTCAATATCTACCTTTGTTATTTAAGCAAGAAAATCGTCATCTTCCTCAGTTTTGAAATCATCTGTAGCAGAGCTGCGACCGCCAAGAGATTCTCCATCTCTGATTTTCTGAATGTTTCCAAGACCGCAGGCAATACCCTTATTGCCATTAGAGTTGAATGCATAGAAGTTAAGAGATACTCTTGCATAGCAGCCACTGTACACTTCATCACGGTCAAGGATAGGCTTTACTGCCTTATCAACAATCTGTGGTGCTGTCTTACTGTTGGCATTGATAAACCAATGTCCTGCATAAGCCTCGTCTTCACGTTCTGTATCTCCGTCACGGAGAGGAAGCTTGATAGCCGCCTTATTCGGTTTCTTGCCACCGAATTTTGCAATGCCTTCTTCAATAGCTGCATCAATTGCATCATTGATAGCCTTGACAGTTTCCTTATCGTCCTTTGGAATAAGAACAGATACGCTGTATCTTTCGGGACCGCCATTGATAGATGTTGGTTCCCATCCGTGAAAATAAGAAAGTCTTGTGTTCTTGCCTGTGATAACCTTTGTTTTGTTTACATTTGCCATAATCGTTAATCCTCCATTTTAAATTCGCTTTTAGCGTTTGATATATTCATTGCCTCTCTCTTATCCGAGTTCGGTACGAGAGTTGGCTTTCCGGGTGGTTTGATAATAAGGTCACCCAACACCTTTTCAAATGTTGCTTTGCCCATCAGTTTCTGCATCTCTGTAAGAGTGATAAGGCTCTGACGGTAAATGTCCTTATAGCCTGCCTCCTTGGCTGCCTCTGCTACGGCTGATTCGTCCTTATACTTACGAACCGATCGTCCTTCAACAACCTTGAATCCACTCCACTCTTTTCCGTGGTTTACTGCTGATTCAGTAGCATAAGCCATAATCTCATTTGCCCACTTTGTAAGATCAGGAATTACCGATAATACTCCTTCAATTTCCTCATCTGTAAGAAGTGGTGGAAGTTTGAATTCTTCCTGTGCAAGTTTCAGCTTTTCTTCTGCTCTTGCTCTGCATCTGACTGCTGCTCTGCAGAAGGTACACCACTCTCCGGGACAGTATTCGCCTTCGCCGTTCATAGCCATTTCAGCCTTTGGCTTTAATACTTCTTCTGCCCAAGTCTTAAGTTCTTGAACTGTGAGTGTCCAGGTGCTTACATTCTCCCTGCGTGGCTGGAAGATGGACATCGAAACTTCCTTGAAATCATACAAGCTGTCAAAGACTTTTAAGGCACCGAGTGCATAGCATTTCATCTGTGGATTTTCATAAGCGTCTACCAGAACTCCCATGCCGTATTTGAAATCAATGATATGTAGCTTGTCATCTGAAACAATCACGCAGTCTGCTGTACCGTAACCGTCGGGAACATATTCAGAGAAGTCCACCTGTTGCTCTATCAGCACCAAGGGGTCTTTGCAGCTTAGCTTTGCAATATCAAGCTGTTCCAAGACAAAGTCCACATATGCATCTGTGTGTTCCTGCATTTCATCACTGTCATAGGGTGAAACAGGTCTTTTACTTCTTCTGCGGAGTGCCTTTTTAAGCTTGTGTTCGCATAATGCGTGAGCAGCTGTTCCTTCTTCTGCTGCCTGACTCGTCTTGTTTTCAAATTCCGATTCAAGACTTGCACTTGGTGTACAGTTGAGCCATCTGTGAGAACTTGACGGAGAAAGGAATGCGTGCTTAGTCATTTCCAAGTACCTCCGCCTCTTTGATAATGTCTGCATAGTTTTCGGGATTGATATCGGACAGCTTACTTCCACCGTATTTAGAAATCAATTCCTTTACTTCTGTTGTAAGACCGCTCTGGCTTTTATTTGCTAGAACACCTCTTACATCTTCTAATGTGTATGCCTTGGCTTTTTCCTTTTCGGGAATCTTTGTGGCAGGTGTTTCATCGACTTTGCTATCCTTGTTTTCAGTTAAGGCATCTGCAAGTTTCTGAAGGCTGTCTGCCAAAGCACGGACATTAGCCATTACATCAAGGACTGCTTTTTGTGCTGATGTTACTTCGTTCATGGTCTACCTCCTTCCGTTGTTCTTGTGATAGCCAGTTCCTCAATCGCATCACCTGGTACAAGAATCATGATTTTCTGCTTTTTGCCAAAGAGCATACACAGAAATCGTTCTCTCAAGCTGATGCTTTTACAAGAAACCATGCCATTTCGTTGTGGCTTGTCAGAAACACTAATATGAAGATTATGTTTCATCGTTGCACCTCCGTTTCCGAGAGATTTGTACCTCTCTAACTGTTAGCCTTGGGAAGATACGCAAAAGGACGTTTTTTGAAAGACTTTTTTATTTTCCTTTTCAGTATTGTTTTGTTCTTCCTAACTG